AGGAGGACCCGCAGGACCTGCAGGGCCAGGAGGGCCAGGAGGGCCCGCGGGGCCAGGGGCTCCAGGAGCACCATCAGCACCATCTGATCCAGAAGCACCAGGTTGGCCAGGAGCTCCAGGTTTTCCAGCAGCACCAGGTTGGCCAGGAGCACCTGCAGGGCCTTCAGGACCCGCAGGACCCGCAGGGCCGGCAGGACCAGCAGGACCAGCAGGACCAGGAGGGCCAGGAGGGCCAGGAGGGCCCGCTACTAAAGAAGCAGGCTGTGCTTGGGATGCATATGCAGATGCAGGACCAGAACCAGATGCAGACATAAGAAGTTTCTTCAACTCAGCAACATCTGCCTGTAATGCAAGAATTTCACGACGTAGAGGATTACTTCTTTGAAAATTCAAACCACTCAGATTTAACACAGACGACATTGGATTCTAGACACATAGCATCTTCTTTTATACTTTAAACAAACGCATTTTCATAATGCCGGAACAGCTAAAAATTTAAACCATCAAATGGGTTTTTATACATAAAACCTATAACGGTATTATGACGTTATAAAGCCCTAATATCTTTCATAGCACTGACTCAACAAAGATGCGCTCTAGCATATACAATCGTAACAAAATCCTCGCCAGTTTAAAATTTGATTTCCTATACCTTGCCAGAAGGAAGTCCAAATGATTATCCCTATCCGGTGTATGAGCTGTGGAAATTTAATTGCGGATAAATGGGCTTGGTATAAAAAGCAACTTGCCAGTCGTCGTATAACAGATGACAGATATTACATGGACGGTAGTCAAATTCCCAAGACACTTGAATTAGAACTCATGACTCGTATTGGATTTAAGAGACCGTGTTGCCGAAAACACTTCCTTACCCATGTTGATTTGATGGAAAAGATTTAATTATACAACGGTAGATGGAGTTATTTCTCCCAAGCCTTATAATACTTGTCCTCCTAGGATTTTTTATTTTTCTTATTCTTCCTCGCACAGGTTCTATCGTATTAGCAGTAATCTGTTTAATTGCTCTTATTGCTGCTGGATTTCATCATTTCAACATGTTTTATTCAGAATATACGTTAAGCACTTGGCAATATAGTTTAGCTGCATACGCTCCTTGGGTAGTCCTCGGTGTATCATTCGTTTTTATCATTTCAGCCATTATGTATATGTTTGCAGATTCTGAAACAAAGGCCATGGTACCAGATGTTGTCAAAGCACCAATAGAACAAATACAAGGTGCTGTAGAAAATGCCGCAGCGATAATGCCATCCGCGGCAAGTGCTACCAATGCCGTTACAGGATACATTAATAGAGCTTTGAATACAAATGCACAGGGCCAAGGACAAGGACAAGGCCAAGGCCGCAATCGCAATAGCCCAGTACTTCCTGGAGGATTCAAAGCATCTGAATATTAAACACACTAATAGAATGTTTTCTCCAAGAAATTCTTTAGGTACAGCTGTATTCTCAGGAATGGGCAATGTCGTCGGCGAAGTGTTATTTGAAGATACAACAAAAGGATGTAAACTAACAGCCCATTTTACACAAGTTCCATCAGGTCTTCATGGATTTCATATTCATGAGAACGGTGATTTAAGGGGAGAAGGATGTATGGGAGCATGTTCGCATTTTCATAAAGGTCCTCCCGTAAATCATGGTGGTCCGCCATCAACCAAAGGCGAACGTCATACAGGCGATTTAGGAAATATTAATGGTCCATCATGTAAGAAAACGTTTCTATTACATGATGTCCGAGTTCACGAATTATATGGAAGAACACTCATCGTTCATGAAGATGAAGATGATCTTGGAGTAGGCTCTTTTGAAGATAGTAAAACAACCGGCCATTCTGGTAAGCGTATTGCTTGTGCAATTATAGGCAGAGGAAGTCCATGTAAAAAACCATCTATAAAGACACGAAAACTGCCACAAAAGAAATAATATAAAATACCATTATACACCAGAATGGTGAAACTAACTAAAAAAATTAAAAAATCATCAAAATCATCAAAATCATCAAAATCATCCAAATCCATTCGTGCAGACGATACGATGACAGTACCCGAACTTCGTAAATGTCTCACACATATGCATACATTTATTACAGAAAAGAAGCCAACTTCATCAGAATTTGTAAAAGAATTTCAAAAAGTATTTCATGTCAAAATTACCTTACAACAGGCAGATGAATATTTAAAAATTATTGCCGATTCTTCAACACATAAAAAACACAAGCAAAAGGGTGGGGCGATGAATCCGGCACCTCTAGCATATGAAATGAGCCCAGGAAGTAATACTCCTTCGTATCCTTCCTATATGTCTGGTGGATTTCGTATGCCAGAGGATAGTATAACTGCCACATGTGGAAAAAATCCTTTCCTTCCTCCGGCAGCAGGTCTAGGAAGTAATCAAGTCCAATCAGGTGGAAAACGTAAGACGCGAAAGGGAAGAAAACAAAGAAAACAACAAGGTGGTGCGTTTCCTTCTATTCAAACAGCAATTTCAGAATTCATGAATAGGCCAATGGGAATGAGTAGTCCTCCCTCTGTCTTACAAGATATTACAATGTTAGCAAAAGGATATAATGGCTTAGCAAGTCCTCGTCCTGAAATTAATACGTTACCAATTCCCCAAACACAAACAATTTATAATGCTTCTATTGCTCCTATCGCTCGTCATATGTAGAGCTAATATAAAGAATGTATAAGATGTTATCATCAATGATCATATCTTAGACAGAAAGGGTAAAAGGATATTGGGCAAAAGATGCGATTACATCCATTTAACAAAAGCCTCATAAATTTAGATGGCATCGGCATCAGTAAAAAGTCAGACAGTATCTACGAGTCCGACACTTTTAAAACCAGTTTCCAGTACAAAAGCACATTCATCAAATCCAAATACGATTCTTTCAAGAAAATTACTTGAAACATATTTCAAAACATTCGATTACCCTTTCGTTAGACATCATATTGATTCTTTCGATAATTTTCTCATTCAAGATATTCCTGCCATTATTAAGGCAAATAACCCTTTTTTACTATTAAAACAACTTATTCCTAATACAAATACCTATAAATATCGCCTAGAGATTTTCATAGGCGGTATTTCAGGCACTGAGATTGAGATTGGAACACCCACGGTAAGTCTACAAAAAACACGCGAAGTTCGTGTCCTTTTTCCCAATGAAGCACGTTTGAGAAATCTCACATATTCTTCAACTGTATATGCCACTGTCTATGTAAGAGTGACCATTCCAGGTGAAGAACAGGAAGAGGTTATGACACGTGAATATAAGCGTATGCCAATCTTTCAATTACCAATTTTACTACATTCACGATTTTGTATGTTACATGGAAAACCGGCATCTTTTTTAAAAGAAGCTGGCGAATGTCCTAATGATCAAGGTGGATATTTTATCGTTGAAGGGTCTGAGAAAATATTAATTACAAAGCAAGAACAAGCATTTAATACAATGTATATTCAACCACAACCTCGTGACCCAAAAGTAGCCACATATGGGAATTTATCGTGCCTTTCACCAATTACAAAACAAGTGAAAGTGGTCAGTTTTCATTGGATGAGAGCGACAGATTCTTTAGTAGTAACTCTCCCTTATGTGAGAAAACCTGTTCCTATTTTCGTCCTATTTCGCGCAATGGGTATTCAATCTGATAAAGCGATTTTAAGTTTGATTTATCCTGATCTGAATTCAAGTGAAGCCAAACAAATGATACCCTTGTTATTATCATCAATTGCCGAATCAGTACCCTTCTTTGACACATATTCTGCAGTTCAATTTATTAAAGCAATGACGAAAGGATTTTCAGAAAATCACGTGTATGATATTCTATATAATCAGACATTTATTCATATTGCCGATAAAGAAGGTGGGGGTAGATTACATTTTCTAGCCGATTGTGTAAGAAGATTTATGCGAGTTCATGCTGGGATTGACCCTAAATCTGATCGCGATGATACTAGAAATCAGCGTTGTTTGACGAGCGGATTTCTTATTCGCATGTTATTTACAAATTCCTTTAATACATGGAAAAAGGCCGTGATTCTTGCGGCAGATCGCGAATTTGAAGAAAACAAAAGTATATATGAAGGACAGCGTTTTATTAATATTTTCAACGAAGGAAATACCGCCAAAATTTTCAAATTGAATATGATAACGGAAGGAATTATGCGTGGATTCAAAGGGAAATGGGTGACAGGTGGTGCTGGTGGTGGTGGAGCTCTTGGCCACAGTGATGAAAAAACCGGCGTTCTACAAGCAATGAGTCGCATGTCATATTTGGATTTCATGAGCCATTGTCGCAGAGTCAGTTTGAATTTCGATACGGGTATGAAACTCACAGGGCCGCGCCAACTTCATGGAAGTCAATATGGATTTTTCTGCACGAATGAAACACCTGGTGGGGCATCTATCGGTATCGCCAAAAATCTGTCTTTGATGACACTTATCAGCAATTCCACCAACCCTCAGCCGATTGTCTCATGTCTTATTGAGAGAGGGTGGATCATTCCGTGTAATGATATGCGAACTGATTTACAATTGGCTGGAATTCCCATGTTTGTAAATAATGGAATTATTGGATATACCATTTATCCGCATGAACTGGTGAAAGTTCTCAAATTAATGAAATGGACGGGATGTCTTCCAGCATTATCTAGTGTTGGATTTAACATACGAAATCGTTGTGTATTTTTATTTGTTGATGAAGGACGTCCAACACGCCCGCTCATTCATATTGACGAGAAAGGTATTCCTAGTGATGCTCTTTCGAAAGTGACATCATGGAGAGATGCAGTTCTTGGAACATTTGAGCTGACGAAAGAACATGGGATTAGTACGACAGGATTCCTTGATCCATTTGCTGATACTCCTGGAACAATCCCTTTTACACAATATATTACGATGCTTGAGCCGCATGCTGGTTTGATTGAATATGTAGACCCGTATGAACAAAACGAATCCTTTATTATTAATTTTCCTGAACATTATTCTTCTGCTGGTGCTGGTGCTAGCGCAGCAACAGGCGCTGGTGCAGGCGCAGGTGCAAGCGGTGACGCGAGTCATATGGAAATTCATCCATGTACGATTATTTCTGTTGTAAATGGAATGATTCCTTTCGCCAATTTCAATCAATCTCCACGTAATCAATTATCATGTTCGCAAAGTAAACAAGGAGTTAGTATGTATGCCACGAATTTTTTTAATCGCTATGATAACGCCGCAAATATAATGTGTTATGGAGAAGCGCCGCTCGTTCGTACAGTGGCATATGATATGTTGGGTTCTGGAACGATGCCATATGGTACAAATTTAATCATGGGTATTATGTCATTCAATGGTTATAATCAAGATGACGGTATTGTATTTAATGAAGACTCTTTTCAACGTGGGATGTTTCGCAATATAAATTTCAGATGTTACGAGTGTTTTGAAGAAGTTGATAAAGCGGCTGGAACAACTTCGACGATTGCTAATCCTATTCGTGTTCATCAATGGAATGATTTGAAACCTGGTCGTGATTATACGAAATTGGATGAAAGAGGAATTATTAAAACTGGGGAATTAGTTGATGAAAATACTGTTCTTGTTGGAAAGTATATTCAAGATAAATCTGGAAGAATACGAGATTCTTCATTGACTGCACAAGTATGGACGAGTGGGCGTGTTGAGTCTGTTGTTGTAACAGTTTCCAATCAGGGATTATTATTAGTGAAAGTTCGTATCACACAAGATAGAATTCCTGAACTTGGTGATAAATTCAGTACTCGTCACGGTCAAAAAGGAACAATGGGGATGATATATAGAAGTCATGATATGCCTAGAACGGCCGATGGTCTTGTGCCAGATATGTTGGTAAATCCTCATTGTATTCCTAGTCGTATGACCATTGCTCAGCTCATGGAGATGATATTCGGGCAAGTGTGTTATGAGAATACGATGATTGGTGATGCCACTATATTTACGAGTGATTCTTCAGCCCCTGATGCAATTGGAAGAGTTTTAGAAAGTCAATTTGGTCTTGAAAAGACGAATAATGTTATATTATATGATGGTGCAAGTGGGCGTCAGATGGAGACGACGATATTTATTG